TCTAAACACGGTGAAATTACCACATCTGAGATAACTACTACAGTTGAACCAGACTTGGAGGAAGCAGAATGAAGGAAGATTTAATCGCCGATATATGGAATGTAGTAATTGGTCATATACCAGAGAAACAACGAGCTGATGTTGCTGCTGATTTTGTCAATGCATTATTAGACCACGGCATCAAAGACTCTGTGTTAGAGTCACTGCAAGGAGTGGATCCTTATCTAGACGACGCTATCGATTATGCAATCGATGGTGAAGAAATTGAAGAAGAACACGAAGACGACGAGGAATAAATGAATTGGTATGATCGAGTTTCTAAGGATATTTCAAATATTCCCGATGCGGTGGCCTATTATGAAGCTGAATTACTTTCAGCAAAACAAGATGTCCGTGTAACGGGAAGCATCGAGAAAGCCTCTGCGCAGATGCCTGGCATCGTAGAAACTCGATTCAATCAATTACAAGAAATTGAAGGTATACTAGAATACCTCAATATCGAACTTCGAAGACTGCGTAGTCAACATTTTCGTAAGTATCTTGAAAATTACCAACGTCAGCTCAGTTCTAGAGACTGTGAAAAATTTGTAGAAGGTGAAGCTGACGTTGTAGATTTTGAAAAGATCATAAATGATTTTGCTCTGTTGCGTAACAAATGGTTGGGCATTATCAAGGCCTTAGATATTAAACAATGGCAGTTGAGTAATATTGTTAAATTACGCACAGCAGGACTAGAAGACGCTACTCTATGACAATTTTAGTAACCGGTGGCCTAGGACTTATAGGCCACCACGTAGTTAAGAAATTAGAAGATCTTGGTGAACAAGTGGTAATCACCGACACTAGAACCAACTACGGTATTATACCTCAGGCTGAAATTGATTATCTAATTTCTCAAAGACTAAAATCCATCACAACCGATAAAATACATCGGGTGGATATCAGCGAACGAGATAATTTAGAATGGTTGTTCAAACATTATCGACCTTCGGCGGTTATACATCTAGCATCATTTCCTCGTCAAAAAGTAGTGAATGCTGACCCTGCGCAAGGTGCCAAAGTCATGAGCGAAGGACTACTGAATCTGCTAGAGGCCTGTGTAAAATATCAATGTCCGAGATTTCTGTATGCCAGTTCTAGTATGGTTTACGGTGATTTCAAAGATTATGTCAAAGAAGATGCTGTTTGCCGTCCACAAGGTCAGTACGGTATAATGAAGTTGGCAGGCGAGTGGTTGGTACGAGATTATCAACGTAAGGGAATCGATCATACTATTTTTAGACCTAGTGCTGTGTATGGTCCATTAGATGTTGAGGACCGTGTGATTTCAAAGTTTCTGCTCACCGCTATGAGAGGTGGTGTATTAAAGGTAAACGGCATTCATGAAACTCTAGATTTTACCTACGTCGACGATGCAGCCCAGGGCATGGTGCAGGCATTGTTAAGTGAAAATACCAAAAACAAAACATACAATATAACCAAAAGTCATAGTAAAACCTTGTACGCAGCCGCACAATTGGCTGTGGAATTAGTTGGCAATGGTAGCATAGCCGTCGGTGATAAAGATCAAGATTTTCCTAGTCGCGGCGCATTAGACATTTCTGCTGCACGGCAAGATTTTGGATTTGAGCCAAAGATAGACATAGAGGAAGGATTCGAACGCTACTATCAGTGGCTGACGGATTCTTCATATCATCAAGCCAATCTTTTAGGTTAGCCATTATGTGTGCAGATAAATATCTGCATGAAAACTATTGTACTTGTCACTGGAGGATTTGATCCTTTACATTCCGGGCACATCGCCTACTTCCGATCAGCAAAACAACTAGGAGATATTCTAGTAGTAGGTATCAATTCTGATGCGTGGTTGGTTCGTAAAAAAGGCAGAGCATTTATGCCTTGGGATGAACGAATGACTATCGTTAAAAATATCAAAGATGTAGATTTTGTTTTAGAATTCAATGATGATGACGGTAGCGCCAAACAGGCAATAAAATTAGCCAGACAGACATGGCCCGATCATAAAATTATATTTGCCAACGGCGGAGACCGCACAGATGCTAACATTCCGGAAATGGAGTTTGAAGATCGCAATCTAGAATTTCATTTCGGAGTTGGCGGATTTAACAAAGCTAATTCTAGTTCATGGATCTTAGAAGAATGGAAGGCTCCTAGGACAGAACGTCAATGGGGCTATTATCGTGTATTACATGAAGCACCTGGAATGAAAGTCAAAGAGTTAACAGTTGATCCCGGCAAAAGTCTAAGCATGCAACGACATAATCGCCGTGCTGAATATTGGATTGTCAGTGAAGGACAAGCCATTGTTAATAGAGCAACTCCGTTGGATTTTGAACTGCCGCCTGCAGAACTAAACAAACACGATCAACTACACATTGTCAACCAAGAATGGCATCAACTTACTAATCCCTACGAACACCCATTAAAAATCGTAGAGATACAGTATGGTGAACAATGCGTTGAAGAGGATATAGAAAGAAAATGATTCCAATTTTTATCGGGTACGACCCCCGGGAAGCTATAGCATATCATGTATGCACAAATAGTATCATTAGACATTCTAGTCATCCGGTGAGTATCAATCCATTGGCATTGAATATATTAAAAGACTACGAAGAGAAACATACCGACGGTAGTAATCATTTTATCTATAGTCGTTTCCTTGTTCCTCATCTCATGGAGTACAAAGGTTGGGCAATATTCATGGACGGTGACATGTTGTTGCGAGACGATATTGAAAAGCTATGGGCATTGCGAGATGAGTCAAAAGCAGTTATGGTTGTTAAGCACAACTATAAAACTAAAATGACTGAAAAATATCTTGGTTCTAAAAATGAAGATTACCCCTGTAAAAATTGGTCAAGCGTGATTCTTTGGAACTGTGGACATCCTGCCAATGCCGTGGTTACTCCTGAATTTATACAAACAGCTACAGGAGCACAGGTACATAGATTTACCTGGTTGGCTGATAACCTAGTCGGTGAATTACCAGCAGAATGGAATTGGTTGGACATCGAATACGAATGTAATCCTCAAGCGAAATTAGTTCACTATACCTTAGGAACACCTTGCTTCCATGAATTTTCAGATCAAGGAGATTTTGCTAACGAGTGGCATCGAGAAAAAATTTATGTAGATTATTGTCTACAGCACGGCCTATGATCTTTTTAAGTAAGGATGGCAAGGACCCATATATCAACATGTTTGCACAGGGATGCAATACTAGAACAACCTCAACTGATGATTTTAATTATAACGATAGCACTGACTCGATTGTGTTAAGAGGCATACTTAAGAAAAAGTGGATGCATCAATGTTGGGAAGATGCCAGAACTTTTTACTACATGGACACTGGATATTTTGGCAACGAAAGAACCAATTCAAACCCCAACGGCTGGAAATATTGGCATCGCATAGTAAAGAACAATCTACAACACGGTGAAATCGTTCCGAGAAAAGATGATAGATTCAAACATTTTAACAAAACATTTCAACCCTGGAAGAAAGATGGAAGAAAGATACTAGTGGCGAAGCCAGACGAAAAGCCCATGCGATTCTATGACTATGATCTGGATATTTGGTTAGAACATACAGTAAATGAAATAAAAAAATACACAGATAGACCTGTGGTAGTTAGACAACGAGCACCTAAAAGATTAGATAGAACGGTTAACGATACACTAGAACAGGCCTTGAACGACGATGTATTTGCATTAGTCACATTCAACAGCGTAGCAGCCACAGAAGCTGTATTCCAAGGAATCCCTGCATTTACTCTAGCACCTGCCAACGCAGCTTCACCCGTTAGTCTGCAAGATCTATCTAAAATAAACGAACCATATTATCCCGACCCGGATAAATTATATGCATGGGCCTGTCATCTGTCCTATGGACAGTTTCATAACTCAGAATTAAGAAACGGAAAAGCTATGGAGATGTTGCTGAATGGATGAAGAACTATTTAGAAAATCAATACCGAATTCACCCCCCTCAATTTTTAGAGGAGTAGTGAAAAGAAAACACATACAACAGCATTGGCAAGATAAAAAAGATTTTTACTACATGGACACAGGATATTTTGGAAACTTTATAAGTCCTGGCAATCCCAGTGGAAAAAAACTGTTCCACAGAATAGTCAAAAACGATCTACAAAAACATTGGTTAGAAAAATATCCCAACGACCGCTGGCAAGAAATTTGTAAAATCGATAATCGATACCAATGGAAAGGTTGGAAGAAAAAAGGAAAAAAGATTTTAGTAATTGTGCCGAACAGAAAATCATGTGTATTTTATGGATACGAAGAAGGCAAGATAAAAGATCGAGACGAAAACAAACCTACATGGTTAATGAATACAATAGAAACTATAAAAAAACACACAGACATGGAGATTGTTGTTAGGGAAAAAGGTAGTAGATCAGCACGACAACATCATTCAATCTTTGATGCTTTAGATGAAGAGATATTTGCTACCGTGGCATTCAACAGTATTGCAGCGTTGGAATCTGTGATATATGGTATACCGTCGTTTGTCGCCGTACCATGCGCAGCATCTCCTCTAGCACTAACCGACCTTAGACAAATATCTACACCATTCTATCCGGACGAATCATTAGTACAACAGCACTGTGCATCGTTGGCCTACGGACAGTTCACCGGTGAAGAAATAGTCAATGGCACCGCATGGAAATTATTAAACAAATGAAACTA